TCAGAAAGTGCATACATCTTCTCAAACTTACCAAGGGAATAGTCATCACCTATCTCAAAGTCACAGCCGATAGGAGCATTTGGAATACTACATCCACGATCTTTCTGTACATTTTCTTTTAGAATCTTGCTATAGAGTTCTATTTCGTCTTCGGGAACTTCAGCAAGAATTGAGTCATGAACAAGAGCAAAGATTTTGGACTTCATTCCTGTCTTGCGAATGTATGCTTGTGTATCGATTGCACCAAGTAAATTAATATCAGAAGCAACAGATTGCACAAGAAAGTTAATGCCACTACGAACTTCGTGAGAAGCAATACCTTTGTCTTGAGAAAAAACATTTGGAAGTCGTCTTTTTCTTCCAAAATGACTGTATAGAAATCCATTAGCTTGTGCAAACTTTTGCATGTCTGATAACCATCTCTTTAGATTTGGAAAAGCAGTAAAGTAATCTTTGATAACTTCATTTGCTTCCTGCACGGTGAACTCTTTACCACTATCTTTGGTAACCTGCCAACTAATCTTTGCTGGACCAGCACCATACATAATACCGAAGGTTACTGCCTTTGCCTGTTGACGCTTGTCGCCGTACATCTCTGCGACATCTTCAACTTCGCAGGGAAGTCGAAAAACCTGTTTTGCAATCGTACTGTGAAAGTTTCCACCAGATTGAAACACCCGCTGTAGCCCTTTATCATTTGCAAGTACAGCAGCAACATAAACCTCTGCTGTTGTTAAATCCATTGCAACAATCTTGTGTCCAGCTTTTGCCTTAATACACCCTTTTACAGTCGGATTATCACGAGGTAACTGTTGCATGTTGAGTTTTCCACTACTTGATAGCCTACCACTCGTTGTTCCATGTAGATTGAATCCTGTTCTTAGTCTGCTATCTCTATCAAGATTTGGAATAATCTTGTCAAGATATGTATTTTTAATTTTTACTTTCTGTCTTATTTCAAGAATATGTTTAGGTACTTCATGTTCCTCTGCAAGTTGTCCTAGAACTTCCGCATCAGTACTGTCTGCTCCTGTGCCTGTCTTTTTGCCTGTAGGTTTTAATCCAATATAATCAAATAATAACTCTCGAAGTTGTACTGTACTATTTGGATTAAACATACCACCTTTGGACTTTTGATACTGTCTTACTTCTGGAAAACTCTCAAGTGCGGCAACAGCTGCATCAATATCTTCTTGCATACGCTTTTGCCCAAACTCTAAACGAGTTTTATCAAATGGCACACCGTTGCTTTCTACATCTTTTAGAAATCTTACTCCTTCGATAAGAATATTTTTGTAAACCCAATATAGTTTCTCATTTTTCTTTATTGCGTTTTCAAACTTCTCAAATAGCAAGAAGGTGACAATCGCATCCATTGCAGCATATTTCTGCATAACTTCGAATGGAACCATACTATAATCAAAAGATTCTTTGAGTATTCCTGTTCTTTTACGAAAATCTTGTATCCAGTTATCAAGTTCTGCTTCATAGTCTCCGTATGGAGTATGCTTAATTGCAAGTGTTTTTAGACCATGCGTGCCTGGGTTTTCATCAAACATATAGTGCATAAGCATAGTATCTTCAAATCGGGGAAACTCGAAGTTGAAATGATATTCAAACCATTGTAAGTCGAACTTAGCATTGTGAAATACTACTCGTTTTTTGTTAAATATTTCTTGCATGAGTCTTTCAGATTCTTCATCTATGCAATCACAATCTGCATAGATTCCATGTTCTTTCTCGTAAGACATAGAGAATCCTAGCATATAACCATCACGACAATATAATGCTGATGTTTCTGAGTCAAGTGCAATAAAATCGCCTTCGTGGTCTAACGCCTGTTGCAGCCACTTATTTAGTTGTTCTGTGTCTTGTATACCATAGCATCTGTCTTTACCTATGGATAATTGTTTGAGTTCTCCGCTTACATATCCCGTTATACTCTCAACGGCTTCTTCGAATGACTTCTTTGCTTCTGGGCGAAACTTTATCATTGCGGGATTAATTAAAGCTAAAAACTTATCATCAATTATTTTTCCGTTGTACTCTGTTACGGAGGTCTTTCTTGTAAAGTTTTTGAAAGGCTCTGAACCTACAAGAATGAGCCATTCATACGAGTCGATATCAATTTCGATATCAACATCTCTTTTTAATATTTTCTTTTTTGAACTATCACTACAAAGTGCATACCTATCAAACTCAAAAGTAAAATACTTATCAAAGTTTGTACTTGTTGGTATGGTTTCTATTAGTGCTACCTTAGCCATTATAATATTCTCCTGAGATATGCCTAAATACTATTTCATCAAAATCTCCTGCTCTATGTGCTGTTACAAATGGATATCTTTTCTGAAAGTCTGTTGTGTCGGTAAGTTCTTTTGCCTCTTTCCTTGTAAGTCCTCTTAATGCGTCATAAAACATTTCATTCTTGTCATTAAAGTGATGATGTATTACTTTCATTCTTTCTACATTATGCTCACACTCTCCTTTATAGTCTTTTATGCAATAATACTGGTACTTTTTAGGAGCATATAAGTACTCTCTAGGAGTATCTACTAAATAACTCCATACTGGAGCAGTTGAAGCTCTTAGATAAAACTCTTCTGCATGCCATGCATCTTCCATAAAATGTTTATATATTTTATTTTTCCAATAATCAGGTTTTGCGCTATCCAACATCTTATTGTATTCCCACTCAGGTAACTGGTGGTGCATGTAATCTTTAAATGTTTTTAGTTTGACATCCCAAAGGTTCATTTTTTCCTGATAATTCGACTCTTCATTAATACGGTGCTTGAGTGCAGGACAAGTATATAGAGTAGATTTAATCATAGTATCAAAATTAAATATCCAAACTATTTTTTCATATTTATGCAAAGCATCTTCCGTTCTAGTAAGTAATTCATCTTTTGATATTGAACTATACTGTAGCTCTACGCATATTCTATCATCATATACTATGTCTGCCTGTCTTCTGTTGTTAACTCCTTGATAATGAACTTCATGTTTGAATCTATCATCAAGGCGTAAAAATCTTGCTTGCATAGCAGAGTGCCACTCAGTTTTTATTTCTTTACCTTCTAATCTATCTTTCCCAAGTTTATGGAGTCTAAAATGTTTTTCTCTGTTTGGGTCTTTAAAATTGTAAACTCCAGTAAACTCATCTCCTGTTTCATTAAACTTTCTGTGACCTGAGTATTCAGGTATTCCTAATGCATAATTTTTAGCCATATAATTTCTCTTTTAATCTGTTAATTTCGGGTACTGTTAAATTGCCAGGGTCTATATTATCTCGTAGTTTTACTACTCTTGCAGACATTTCTAGTTTCTCTGCAAGGTCTTTTGCTTTTTCTGCAGCTTGTCTACCTGCATCGTCTCCGTCAAACATAATGTCAATACCTTGAACGCCCTGAAGTTTCAAGAGACTGAGCTTAACCCAGTTGACTTGTTGTGTACCAAAACAGCACACAGTATTACGAAGACCTTTATCCCAAAGATTAAGAGCATCAAAGATGCCCTCAACTAGGATTGCTCTGTTCTGAATGAGTTTAGGTTTGGCAGGACAGAAAGGCATTTCAACCCCGCTGGGGTAGATATAATACTTATTTGTGCCTATGTCATTAATACTTCTGCCGATAAGTGCAACTGTTTTTCCTGTGATGTCACGAATAGGGAAGATGATGCGGTTTTCAAACTTGGGAACACTCCAAGTAAAGGCGTCCCATATCTGTAGGGTTTCCTCAGATATATTACGAAAACCGCCACCTTTCCATGCTAGTCTATCTTTTGGGAGTGATATACCAACTGTTTCTGATCTTGTCTTTTGTATCTTTTCTTTGATACGGTGCGCTCTAACTTCTAATGGAGAAGCTGGTGCACCAAAAAATGTGAATAGGTTTCCTTTGAAACCACAGGAAAAACAGTGAAATATTCCTGTTACTCTGTCAACGCGCAGAGAAGGATTACTGTCGTCATGCTCAGGATTTAGACAATGAATCTTCGCATCTTTTCCCGAGATGTGATATTGAATGTGTTTTTCTTGTAAAAGTTCTTCTGCCGTCATTATTGTATATATTATAACCGATTTTAAGTTCCGTGTCAAGAACTATTTTAGGATATTCTTCTTGTGCTTCCATGGTAACTCGTCACCGAGCTTCTCATACTCTCTAAACTTTGGGTCATCTTCATAGTACATAGACTTCCATGCAAGCTCTGCCATTTGAAACCAAACTGCAACTGCTTTATCTCTAAACTCTTTATCACCCCACAAATAATAAAGTAGCCACCATTCTTTATCGAATCTACACACTCTTACTTCTTGTGCATATAATTCGGGTAAATCAACAAGACACCTAAGTCTTTGACTTCCTACAATTGGGTACCAGTTTGGCATACAGAGAAGGGGAGAGCGAACTCCTTCTTTTCTCAGTGCTTCTCTTAATGGTTCATTTATCGGTACATTCTTTATATTTTCTTGTACCTTTGGTTGTTCTAGTAACCACCCCACTGTTCTTACATACCAAGTGTGTGGTGGAAGTGGTACTAGTTCTGCTGTTTCTCTACTTACTCTATCATCCGCCATTTTCGTAAATGTCCTCTAATACTTCTTCATAAGTAGACCTAAACTCCTCTACAGTAGGAGTAAGTAGTTTTACTTTGCTATGGGCATTGTGTTTTATTATTTCTGCACAATGTAAAATCCATGCTTCTTGTAGTTGTTTTTCTGTGTATAGTATCATAATTTTGTGTAATAATGTGTATCCCAAGTTTTATTGGGGTCAAAATAATACTGGTAGAATAGTTGATAAATACCTTTTACATCATGTACTTGATACTTGTCATCTTCAGTTGCGTTTCCGATATCCCACCAATATCTATCTGTGTATAAACTGAATCCTTTTTGTTTTGCTAATTTTTTCCAATCACTTAGCCACTCTGGGTTTTCTCTGTGTATTCTTCCTACATATCTTTCTTCCCATAGTGCAAACTCGTATAAATGATCGCACTTTACTGTCTTTAGATTTCTTAGTCTGCGATCGAGTTTCATTCGTATTTCCTTATTTCCAAACTTATCATCATAAGGCAACACTGGATCGAGTCTATCAAACTTGTCTTTTAACTTGTTTGAATCCACACAATTCATAGCCATTATAATAGCTTCTAGTTTAAACTCAGGAAATAACTCCCAGAATAATATTCTATTTCTGCCAGGATGTAAACTGAATCTTTCTCCGTCTGTCCAGATGGTTACAGGATTTACAAATCCCTTATCCATAACATCACGAATAAAACAATATAATCTAAGAAATACTCTTTTCTCTTGTCCAAGCAACCATGCTTTTAAGTATTGTGGTTGATACTCCTCTCCATGAGGGTTTAGACCTCTATCTGTCATGTCTGTCATAAATACAGTCCATCTATACGGAATGTAAGTATGGTCATAAATCATAGGTATCTTCTACCTGTCCATTCTAACCACCAACGGAACCATCTCTTTCCTTCTCCGTAGGCGGCACTCTTTAGTCTATCATAAATCATAGGCATCTTCTCCAGTTGTCATTGTTTCTTTGAGTTCTGCTTTTTGATCGGGGTCTAACGCAGTGTGAGGCCCGATCTTTAGTGTTTCCCAGTTCATTTCTGAAACGAAAGTTTCTGCTTTTCCGTTTCTCATCTTGTCACATTTAAACTTAATACAAGGCTCTGCGTCTCCCCAATGCTGTATGCTGTAAGCAGCGTCTACAGCATCCAAGATTCCTTTTGAGAATCTTGCCTCTCCTTTCTCATTAGTCTGGAAAGCGGAGAGAACGAGAACTTTGCTCTCTTGTGCAAGAGCTTTGAGACCTTTTGAGATCTCGATTTGCTCAGTCCAATCATACTGACCTGAACGATTTGGTGCGTTATGGCGTCTAACTTGGTTAAGGTAATCTACTATTACTAAACCTAAGTCAGGTAATTGTGCTTGTTTTTGTCTTACTACACTTATAATTTTTGCTAGTGTAAGTGAAGGATCATAATGCACATCTACTTGTGGTAAGTCATTGAGTTTGTTTCGTGTAAGTTGATAATGAAACTTATCAAAATCACGATGACCTTTAAACTCAGTTAAAGCGTCTTGTCCATTCTCAAATCGGTTTGCCCACCAATCAGCAATCTTATCCCACTCCATAGGAGATAGGTTTCTTGTTTTGATTCTGTTGGTAGGCACACCACATTCGATGGCACAGATTCTTTGTAGAATCTGTCTTGTATCCATCTCGATTGTAAAGTACAGAACAGACTTTTCTCTTAAATGAGCCGCTGCTGCAACATTACAACAAGTAAAAGATTTACCGCCACCGCGTTGTCCACCTATAACTACCAAATCTTTGGGAGAGAATGTGTAGTCCAGGTCGTACTCTTGGTTGAGTCCAAGTGGCAAAAACTTTGCCAAATCTTCTTCATTATCAAACAACTCTATAGATTCCATACTTTCGTTATCATCATTAGTTTCTACTCGGTCTTCGACTTGTATTACAATTTCCTGTAATAAGTCGATATTCTCCCTTGCATCTCCAATGGCAATATGGTTTTCTACATAGTTTTCAATTCTTGTTAAGATTTCTGTTTGAGTAAACTGGTTTTTGAGATAGTCTAGCAAAATAACAGACGGAACATCCGTCTCAACTGTTTCTATCGCATAGACTTTTTCTTGAAGTTCTCTTGAACGAACTTCGTGTTTTAAATCTTCGAAAGTCGGTAGTGCATGATATTTGTGAACATGTTTATCAACTATCTTCCACAGTTTTCGGTACTCACCTTCTGGGAAATAGTGTTCCTTGAGACTATTCCATGTCCCAAAATCTCCACACGATATTATCTGTTTAAGTAATGCACTCTCTAAGGTCAACTCGTCTCTCCCAAAACAAAAAAGGCGAGCATGCTATAAAGCCTACTCGCCCGAACCAATTAGTTATTAACCGATTTCTTTTTTAGCTGCGCCGTTATAATCAGCACACTGTAGACCTCTTCTAGTAAGCATGGTTTTAACACCTCTTACTGTCTTGCCAATTTCAGAAGCGATATCTTCAACTGTCATTTCTGAAATGTCTAGGTCTGCTAAAGGATCAGCTTTGCTTGAACCTTTAGTTTCTTTTTGCTTAGGAATAGCGTTGATTTCACCAGCTCTAAGAAGTGATAGTGCTTTACCTCTGATTGAGTTAACACTTCTTCCCATAGCTTCTGCGATGTCTTCAATGAAAGCACCGTCATTTACTAGTGAAACAAATTGTGATTCTTCGTCTTCGCTGTAAGTTTTTACAGTTTCAACTTTAGGAGCAGGTTTAACATGCTCTGTTAGTTGCATAGAAAGAATCTTTCCTTGTATTGATTTAGCAGAGAAGCTTCCACCTTCGAAGCTTTCAGCGATTTCTGCATAGGTAAAACTACCTGAATTATCAGTTACAAAGTTTGCAAGAGTTGCTTCTTGCTCATCTGTAAAAGATTTGCTTTGTGATGCTGAAGCTAATTCAACATCAAAACCCATTTTTCTTAATTTAGAACTTACTGATCTAACAGAAGTTTCTAACTCGTCAGCTGCACTAGCAACTGTGCTTTGAGAAACAGGGCTTTCTGAACCTATAAAGTCTACTAACTGTTGGGTTCTTTCCTCCGTCCATTTTGGTAATGCCATTTTTTTTCTCCAATAAATTGATTTAAATTGTTAATTATTCTAACACCTCGGTCACGAGCTGTCTTCGTTTTTGCTGACTCAATTCCGCTTTCATTCACTAGAATGGTAACTTCTTTTGTCAGACTTGATTTTACTACATATCCAAACTTCTCTAATACCTTTGTAGCATGTGCTTTCGTAGGATAAGATTTTAACTTACCACTTATACATACAACTCCTGTGACCTCTTTCTTTTCAATTATTTTATTATTCCAGTTGAAGGGTAGGTTGTCAATGTAATTGTTAGGATAAAACTCGGTGTCTAACCACCTGAGTAAGTTAGCTGTAGCTTTTGGTCCGATACCCGCTTCAGTACAACTTTTCTCGCTAATATCTTCGATGTGTGATATTCTATCGCATAATTTTTGAGAAGCTGACCGACCAATAAGTGGTATTGAGAAAGCTGGTAATATGTCGACCAACTTGCTACTCTTAGACTTTTGCAATTCGTCATAGAGTTTCTCAGCTAACTTTTCAGATCCTAACTTTTCCTGTATATCAGATACAGTAAGTTCATAAAGTTCGGGGTAGTCAAGGATTTGCAACTTGTGTAGAGTTGCTGGTCCAAGACCTTTTATCTTAAGAGTAGAAGCAAAGTGTTGCAATTTCTTACCCCATTGAGCTGGGCAGAGTTCGTTACGGCAAAATAATTGCTCATTTACAAACTCTAACTCGCTATCACAAGCGGGGCAGATTGTTGGTGGAATTATTTCCTTCACTTAGCTTCTCTCTCCAAAATATATAATATATTATACAAAAAGTTTGAGCATCTGTCAAGAACTTTTTTTGAAAAGGTGACGATAAACTTTGAAACAATTTTTTAATCGTCCTCGTAGATGTGGGTGTCTTCCACATAGTCATTTCTGTGTTTCCATTGAAACCACAAGGCTTCAAGTTTTTTAATTAAACGCTTTATGAAATCCATTACTTTCTATATCTCCTATAATTCTGTCTGCCATTAATTTATGACCTTCCTCAAGAGGATGGTCTTTTGGGCCAAAAGGTACACCTTTTCTTTTACACATGTCATAAAACCCCTCTTCTTTTAGCCACGGTAAACGCTTTAACCATTCTTTTGAACCAAGTTGATTTGTTTCCCAAACAATATTTGCGGATTCTTCAAATCTTTGGTCTAATACCCACAGAGTTTTATTTATCTGTGTATTAGACATAATATAGTTAAGTGTAGGTATTCCTAATGCTCTTAAATATATGTTCGTTGTGTACATATAGTGTAAAGAATATATTAAACAATACTTTAGATTTCTGACATGGGTCATATACATTTGTAATCCTTTCCATTCATCTGGTGTATCTTCGGGGTGTTTAACTACTGTACTATCTGTATGTATATCTAATGTTCTTTGATTCCATTTGAAGGTTGTCCAATTTGCGGATCTCCATCTTCCCATTCGTTTTTTATCAAACCACTTTAAATATTCCATTCGGTTTATTCCTGACCAAACTAAAACTACTAAATCTGGATTGTAAAATATAGGAACTTCATTTACAACTACTCGCCATATTCTATCGTTACCGCCGCCTACTTTAGCGTTATTAACCATTCCTGTATTAAAGTGATTACTTACACTCCATGCAAATCTTTTAGAATGATTATTTACTTCCATTCCTCTAACAAAACTGCAACCATTCCAATAAATCATAAGACTTGAACTCCATATTTTTTCTGAAACTCGTTAGCGTCTTCCCAAGTGTTTACCATAGGTTGCCCTTTTATATTTAGACTTGTGTTTAATAACATAGGAACTTTAGTAATTTCATAATATTCTTCTAGTATGGATCGGAGTGCTGATGTACAATCCTTTCTAACGACTTGGACTCTAGCTGTTCCATCCACATGAGTGACCGAAGCATAGTCATGCTTAGCCTTTGCAACAAATTGCATGTACTCGTTTGTATAACCTTCAAAATATTCATCTACATATTCCTCAAGTATTGCGGGCGCAAAAGGACGAAACTTTTGTCTGCGCTTAATATTGTTGACTGTATCTTTAATGTCATAGCGCACATCACCAAGAAGGCTACGATTACCGAGGGCACGAGGCCCAAACTCTGCTTTTCCATTTGCTACTCCTACTGTTTTCTTATATATTAATTTTTTAACTACCGATAAAGGATTTAGTTGTCTTTTGATATTATAACCATGATAGCAGTCCTTATACTCTATTCTCTTTTGAGTATGAGCAAGTATTGCACCAAGGGCACTTCCTGCGTCACCAGGACTAGGAAATATCCACATATCATCAAACATAGGTCTAATCTTAGAGTTGGCTACACAATTTAATGCAACACCACCCCCGTATACAAGTTTACTTCCATACTTACGAGCCTCTCTCATAATTGCTAGTATTTCATATTCAAGTGCCATTTGAGCACTCGCTGCAATATCATTTGGGTGATGCCAAAACCATTTAGTGAGAGGAAATCCATAACTACAATCAGAATGTATTTCTTCTTGCATATCTATGCAAGGCTCTCCATAGGCTGCCATACCCATTGTTATGTACTCGTCTTCGTTTGGTTTTAATCCTACTCTTTTCGTAATCGCACTATAGAACATTCCTAGTGACCAAGGATATTGTTTTGCCCAAACTTTTACACCGTCTTTCCATATGGTTGCAGTATCATATTCACCGACTGCATCAATAACCACACAAACAATATCATCTGTAAAAGGAGCAGTATAAAGACCTGCCGCCATATGACTTTGATGATGAAATATAGTTGTTATATCATACTTTCTTTTTAACTCGACTTGAGACATTCCATAATGTTCTCGTCTAGCTTTTTTAAATTGTTCATTTTCATGGTAGATAAGTAAGTCTCCCCTCTCTTTTTGTACTAATTCATCTGGAACCCACTTGTCATTCTTCTTTCTAGTATAGCGCTCCGCATGAGTTGCGAACTCTAGTTTATTATCTTCAGATACCACAGCAATAGCAGCATCGTGAAAACCCTCACTTATTCCTATATACTTCAAAGTGTAAACTCTCCATATGCAAAAATATTCATACTATATCTTGTTCCTCTTGTAATTGGGGTAACTTCATGTGCAGTTAATGCATGAAAGACTATCAATGTTCCTCTATCAACAGGTGTGGCTTGTCCTTTAATAATTAATCTACCACCATCGTAGTCTTTTGGGTCAGAAAGCTGAATAGCTCCTGAGATTTTTCTACACTCGTCTCTCTTGTACATATCCTCATCTAATATCATGTCGTAGTGTAGTTTAAAATATTGTCCCTCTGTATATCTGTTTATCGCAGTTTCTAGTCTGCCACTTAATTGAAGATTAAAATGTGCTTCATTAAATGTAGTAAATGCCTCTGCTATTCTTTTGGGTGCAATAGGTAATCTTTTTGCTAAATCAGCATTTCTCCAACCATTGGTTTGTACTTTTCCTTCGATATTTTTTGATGTAGCTGTTTCCCATATATTATCGGGATGGTCAATTAATGCCTGACATTCTTCGGGACTATAAAAGTTTTTAACTATACCTATCATTCTTCTTAGGAAAACTATTAAGAATGGTCGAATCTATACGAAAGCACTCCGTGTGTCCTCCGAACTTGTGAGCAGTCTGATGTCTGTCCTGTTGGAACTGTTGATGCAACTTCTGTTCCCATCTCCAGCAATCGTAAAGACTGCCGTGCCATGTTCTCTGTATTCTCAGATCGTAGTTTGTAAACCCTCTCGACCTTTTGATTACATCTTTCCAGTTGCGACCTTTTGCTATGCCCACTTTTATAGTTTCTCTTTCCCATGTCTTTCTATTTACTAGAACAATACCATAAAGAACTCCTTCCTGCTCTTTCTCGTCAGGATAGTTCTTGAAATAAGTTTCATTGTATATACCACTTGCCATAAGACAACTACCGCATCCTGTACCAATAAGATGATACTTGTGTAGTTCTCCCTCTTTTACAGCATTGCATATACACTTATACACCGAATAATTTAGTTAGTAATCCAGTTAAAAGAATAAAACACGCAACACTATTCAGAACAATTAATGCTCTGTCCTTCCATAAAAAAGCT